CATCAGTGCTCGAGGACAGCCTGAAGGCGCTACAGGCGATAGCACGTACAGCGCAGAGTGAGCGTTACATCAATGGCCAATCAGCTGCCCAAATTGCAGCTCTCCATGAGCGCATTGCGAACTTCTCGGTTCAACTTCTCTCCGCCGCAGCCGAACCAACTTCGGACAGTAACTAGCGCACAGACGGCTGTCTGCTATCTCGACTACCTTCGAGACACGCTCCCGAATGGTTGGTCGTACACAGCTCGTCATCTCATCGCCATCGCTTCGCACCTTGACGCTGTGGAGCGTGGTGAGATTGACAGACTCGCGATTCACATGCCGCCACGCCACGGTAAGACTGAGACAGTGACCGTTCGATACGGCGCCTATTGCATCGAGCGCGATCCGTTTAGCAACGTTTTGGTCACTGGCTACAATGAGCGTATCGCTCGACGCTTCAGCAGGAAGTCAAGACAGGTTGTTTCGTCCAGGACTAAACTGTCAAAAGACAATGCGGCACAGGACGAGTGGAGTATGCCGGAGGGTGGAACCTTCATGGCGCGTGGTGTTGGTTCACCTCCGACTGGTGTTGGCTTCAAGCGAATCATCATCGATGATCCGATTCGTTCTCGCGAAGATGCTGAGTCTGCGCTATATCGTGACAAAGCATGGGACTGGTACACCGACGACCTCTACACGCGCCTCGAGCCGAAGGGCGCTCTCATCATTGTCTCGACCAGGTGGCATCACGATGACATCACCGCTCGCGCAATCAGTTCGGAACCTCATCGATGGACTGTGCTAAACCTTCCAGCCATCGCGGAGGAAAAGTGTCAGATCGGTCGAATGCCTGGCGAAGCTCTCTGGCCTGAACGATACGACGTGAAGGAACTCGGACGCATCAAAGAGGTCATGGTCGCGAACTCCGGGGACTACGGGTGGAGTGCTTTGTACCAGCAACATCCAACACCTCGCGAGGGTTCGTTCTTCAAGTCAGATCGGATTATCATCGAGAGCGCCATGCCAAACTGCGCGAAGATGTCTCGCGCCTGGGACCTTGCAGCGACAGCTGGAAGTGGTGACTTCACGGTCGGTGTGAAGATGGGTCGTGATGCCGATGGCCGCATCTGGATCCTCGATGTCGTGCGTGGCCAGTATGACACCGACCAACGCGATAAAGTTATCAAGCAGACAGCTGCTCTCGATGGTCGTGGCATTAGGATTCGACTACCGCAGGATCCTGGTCAGGCTGGCAAAAGTCAAGCGATGCACATGCTCCGGCTGTTGCATGGTAGTGCTGTGACAGTCCTGCCGGTGACAGGATCGAAGGATGTGCGCGCTGAACCGTTCGCGAGTCAGGTCGCTGGTGGCAATGTCTACATGGTCGCAGCTGACTGGAACCGTACACTACTCGATGAGATGCGAACGTTCCCGCTCGGCAAGAATGACGACATCGTCGACGCTTTGACTGACGCCTACGACGAGCTCGTCGGTCGTGGCGGTGGGTGGGGTGCAGTATAAGACATGATAAGGACACAATAGTCACATGGGACTCTTCGATCGCTTCATCGGCAAAGCCACTGCCGCGCCAAATGCACTCCTTCCGCCGCCGCTGATCCAGCGACAGACGTCCTATTTCACTGGCACTGGGAACGGCGATTTTTGGTCCCTGCTGACACGTAACCTTCCAGGCTCGAGTTTCAACTGGCGCAACCAGGCTGGCGACCTGATGCTGAACTCCATCGTCGCGATCGGCATGGACTGGTACATCAGAAACTGGTCGCAGGGTGTTCCTGTTGTCCGTCGACCGATGCCTGATGGACAGGTCGAGACAGTCGCAGATCACCCGATTCTCCAGCTGCTCGCGCAGCCAACGCCTAACGTGCCACCATCGCTCGTGTGGTCGTGGATTCTCCCTGACTACCAGCTGCTCGGAAACGCCTACTTTAGAAAGGTCCGCGTGTCTGGTCGTGTCGTTGGTCTGCAATACCTGGCGGCTGACATGATGAGACCTGTGGGTAACAAGGTCAATCCTCTGGTCAAATACCAGTACACCGTCGATGGCACGTCGTACGACATCGCACTCGAGGACTTGATTCACATCCGCTATGGTCGAGATCCGCAGGACAGTCGCTTCGGGCGCTCTCCTGTCACGTCTGTGCTTCGTGAGATCGCGACAGATAACGTCGCCGCATCAGCTGCATTCGGCATGGTCCGCAACGGTGGCATGCCAAGCATCATGGTCGGACCAGACTACAAGGGCGGTGTCGAGGATTTGTCCGAAGACGATGCCAGACAGACGAAGCGGAAACTACAGCAGGACTTTACCGGCGACAATGCCGGCAGCGTGTTGGTGATGACTGGACCATTCAAGGTCGAGCAGGTCAGCCACAAACCATCCGAGATGGCGTTCGATGAGATTCGCCGCAAACCGGAAGAGCGCGTGTGTGCAGCTCTCGGTCTCAATCCGCTGGTCCTTCAACTCGGCAGCGGCCTCGAGCGCGCAACATACTCGAACCTCGAGCAAGCAACGCGAAGCGCCTGGACTGATGGAATGATTCCACTGATGCGCCAGATGTCCGAAGCGCTCACCATCGCGCTGCTTCCAGACTACGAAGAGACGCAACCTGGCGACTACCTCGAGTTCGATGTGGCGAATGTTCCATCACTCCAGGCTGACCTCAATGAGGACGCCGAACGGGCGGAGCGACTCTACAAGAGTGGCATCATCGATCTCGCAACCGCGAAGCGTGTCGCTGGTGTGACGCCTTCGGATGATGACGAAGGTTATTACCATCCGACCGCTGTCCCTGTGCAGATCGGCGCGCAGGAACTCTTGGTCCCTGATGCTGCGCCAGTCTCGACAGCTCGAACTGCTGATGAAACTGCGAAGCTGGTCGGCGCTGCCGGTGCTTTGATCCGTGCTGGCTTCGAGCCAGAGGCTGCACTCCAGGCTGTTGGACTAAACAGCATCCAGCACCTCGGTCTGTTGCCTGTCACAGTTCGCCAGGAAGAGACCAAAGCATTCGACGATGCAAATGAGCCAGGGCTGAAGTTCTTTCCCTCCAAAGAGATGAAGGAGGAAGCACAGCGCGCCATCGAGTGGCGTGATGCTGGTCGTGATGGTGGGACCGCTGTCGCATGGGCCAGGGCGAATCAGATCGTCTCCGGTGAAAAACTCAGTGAGTCGACTGTCCTTCGGATGTACTCATTCTTTCGGCGTCACGAAGTAGACAAGCAGGCCGAAGGTTTCCGACCAGGTGAGGATGGTTATCCGTCCGCTGGTCGTGTGGCATGGGCTGCGTGGGGTGGAGATGCTGGATATCGCTGGTCCACAGCTGCGCGCAAAGAGATCCTGAAGCGCATGGCGCCGAAGGAGAACGGGAAAAGTTATCACCCGTACTACGGATACGAGTTGACCGACACCGATGCCTGACATCTATCAAGTCAACGAGAGCTACAGGAACAAGCTCCGATACCGTGAGAACGCTGCTCTCTCCGAGATGAGCAGGACGTACGGTGTCCTCCAGGCTGACAACCTCAAGCGCCTCGAAGCGGTGACAGGCGCCATCGAGGAGGCACAGGCAGCAGGTGAGGACATCACTGGACTCTCTGAGTACATGCTCCGCCTCGAGGCGCTCAATGTGCAGATGGCCGATGAAGTCGCACGATGGGCGCCACAGGCGACCGACATCGCCACGAACGGACAACGACGCGCCATACAGCTGTCGCTTGACATCCAGGAGGATCTCGTGCGAGCAGTCGCGGGTGTTCCTCAAAGCGTCAGTCTGACGGCTGATCTGATGTGGAACCGGCTCCCTGTCGAAGCGATAACGAACGTCGTTGGCTTTGCCGCTGACGGCTCACCGCTAGGTCTGCTGTTCGATGCCATCGGTCCATTTGCTTTGGACCATGTCACTATCGGCATCGCGCAAGGTCTCAATCCGCTCCAGGTCGCACGACGCATGGCAAGGACGTACGAAACTCTAGCGCCTTCGAGAGCTGCTACCATCGCACGGACAGAGATGATTCGAGCGAACCGTGAAGCACAGCGACAGACTTTCGAGGCGAACCTGAGCATCGTTCGTGGCTGGCGCCGCATATCAGCGGGTGATGTGAACGTGTGTCCAGTGTGCTGGTCACTGCACGGAGATCCGAATCCTGTTGCAGATGTTGTACCTTCGCATCCAAACTGTAGATGTACGGTCATTCCAATCTGCCCGACATACGCTGAACTCGCAGGACTGCCGCCAGGCAGTTTCGATGAACCGGAAGAACTTCCGACCAAAGAGGAGCAGTTCCGGATGCTCAGTGAGGCGGAGCGTCGGCAGGTCCTTGGACCTTCGCGGTATCGTTTGTGGGAGACAGGCACACCTCTCAGTGCATTCGGTAAAGTAGTACCGAACGCGGAGTGGGGACCACAGGCCGTGGTTGTGCCGGTCAAGGAGTTATGATGCAGACTTTGGTATCCTTCGGTGATGCAATCAAAGCAGATGACAATGGTCGTGTGCGTGGTTACCTGGTGCGCTTCGGCG